CCACTCTCAGGAGAATACTCCATCGGAAATAATTGGGGAGAAACCCATTAAACAAGGGAAAGTAAATCAAACTATAGGGTTAGCAGGGGAAGATCTTGTACGTTACATATTACATAGATGGAACTTTGATGTATTTGAACCTACTAATTCATGTAGTAGCTGTGACTTTGCAGTAAATAAAGGAACATCATGGTCTACTATTCAAGTTAAGACAACTGAAAAAGGAGATCGTGTATATTTAAAACGAGAAAACGGAGATAAATATAGAGGTAAATCTAGAAAGTTTCCTTATACTAAAGGAGATTTTAACTTTTTATTTATGGTAAAATTCCCTAAGATTTACATAATTCCTTTCGATGAAATAAAAGGTAACAGTTTAACTTTAGAAATTTATGAGGATTACGCATACGATCTAACTAATCCTGAAACATACAATAATCCACCAAAATTATAAAGAGGATATATGAAATATTCAGCTAGAGTAGCAGTAATAGATGCAGACATCTTACTGTATAAAGCATGTAGAAGTGCAGAAGAAGAAGTTGATTGGGGTAATGATCAATGGATGTTATGGTCTGATCTGGATGCAGTTAAACATATCATAGATGATCAAGTAGATTCATTGGTAGAAGATATGAATGCAGACAGAACTATTCTCTGCTTTTCAGACAAAGAAAATTATAGGAAAAAAATTAATCCTGAGTATAAAGCTAACCGAAGAGGAGGAAGAAAACCTCTTTGTTTTAAAGCAGCTTTAGAATATTGTAAAGAACAATATCCATTCAGACAGTTTCCAAACCTAGAAGCTGATGATGTAATAGGAATCATAGCTACTACAGAAAATGATAATGAATATGTAGTTGTTAGTGAAGATAAAGATCTCTTAACTGTTCCGGGATATCATTGGGATCTTAAAAAGAAAGAGATTTACTTTTTATCTGAGGAAGAAGCTGATTTTAATTTCTTTGCTCAGACATTAACAGGAGATGCTGTAGATAACTACAAAGGATGTCCTAGTGTAGGAAGAATAACAGCAGAAAAATTATTAAGAGCTGCGGTTAATGAAACACGATCCTTTAATCTTTGGGAAACTGTAGTAAAAAGATTTGAGAAAGCAGGATTAACTGAAGACGATGCATTATTAAATGCTCGTATGGCTAGAATACTTAGGAAGTGTGAGTATGATCGCACAAATAATAAAGTTATCTTATGGAAGGATAGTAAAATAATTCATGAACCTAATCTATGGAGAACAACATGACAAACTATAATTATTCTTTTGGTAGGGATGATCAAGAAAATATAAAGAAACTTCAAGCGAGAAATAATACACCTATTGTATTAAAAGATGAGTTAAATACTTCTCGACTTGAAAAAGAGGAGGTAACAAATCCTAAACATTATGATCAGGTAGGATTTGGTATTCAACCTTTGGAATATATTATTGCAAATGAATTAGATTTCTTAGAAGGAAATATAATCAAATATGTTTCACGTTATCCTCACAAAGGAGGAGTAAATGATTTATTAAAAGCTAGAACGTATCTTGAAAAACTTATTGAAATAGAGAGGATGAAAAATGAGTAAATTACCTACACAATATCAGGAGTATATACATTTAAGCCGTTATTCTAGATGGTTACCTGAAGAGAAACGAAGAGAAACATGGGAAGAAACTGTATCTAGATACTTTAAATTCTTTGAAGCACATCTAAAAGAAAATTATTCCTATGAAATACCTATTGGTACTTATATAGAATTGGAAGAAGCTGTATTAAATCTGGAGGTAATGCCATCTATGCGTTGCCTCATGACAGCAGGACCAGCTTTAAAGAAAGAGAATATTGCAGGATATAATTGTGCATATACTCCAGTGGATAATGTAAAATCTTTTGATGAGATTTTATATGTTCTCATGAATGGTACAGGAATTGGTTTTTCCGTAGAAACTCAGCATATTCAGAAGCTTCCGTTTGTTCCTGGAGAGCTATATCCTACTGATACTATTATTAAAGTTAGAGATTCTAAACTCGGTTGGGCTAAAGCATTCCGTGAATTACTTTCTCTTTTATGGACAGGATTGATTCCATCTTGGGATATGTCTGAAGTCAGACCAGCAGGATCAGTACTTAAAACATTTGGTGGAAGAGCATCAGGACCTGAGCCACTGGTTTCTTTATTTCAATTTACTGTAGAAAAATTTAAAGGAGCAGTAGGTAGAAGACTCCGTGCATTGGAATGTCATGATATTGTTTGTAAGATTGCAGAGTGTATTGTAGTCGGAGGAGTTAGAAGGAGTGCTCTTCTTTCTCTTTCAGATCTTGGAGATGATGAACTCAGGAATTGTAAGTCTGGTGAGTTTGGATATGAAAATGCTCAAAGATATCTAGCAAATAACTCAGCAAACTACCATGAAAAACCAGACTTAGGAACATTCTTAAAGGAATGGAGAAGCCTTTATATGTCTAAGTCTGGTGAGCGTGGACTCTTTTCCACATTAAACGCTAAGAAACATACAGAAAAACTAGGAAAGAGAAGGAATGTTGAACATGAATTTGGTACAAACCCATGCTCTGAAATAATTCTCAGACCTAGAGAGTTCTGTAATCTAACAGAAGCAGTAATAAGACCTAATGATTCTTGGAAAGATATAGAACGTAAGGTAAGACTTGCTACAATATTAGGAACATGGCAAAGCACCTTAACTAATTTTAGGTATATCTCTTCTAAATGGAAAACAAATTGTGATGAAGAAAGATTACTTGGTGTTTCTTTAACTGGAATTATGGACAACAAACTAACCAATGGTCATAATTTAGTTTCTCCTAAAGAGATCGAAAGTTTATCACAAAAATTAGAAACTCTTAAAGAAACAGCAGTAGCAGAAAACGAGGAGATATCTAGAGACATTGGTATTAATCCCTCAGCTGCTATTACTGCTATTAAACCTAGTGGAACAGTGAGTCAGTTAGTTGACTCTGCTTCTGGTATACACACAAGACATAATCCATACTATATTAGAACTGTTAGAGGAGATAAGAAAGATCCTATTTCCAAGATGATGGTAGATCAAGGTGTTCCTCATGAAGATGATGTGGTAAAACCTGAAACAGGATTAGTATTTTCTTTTCCTATGAAGTCTCCTAAACATGCAATATATAGACATGATCTTTCTGCAATAGATCAGCTTGTTCTTCACTCAGTTTATTCAGAAGCTTTTACTGAACATAAAGTATCTCAAACAATCTCAGTAAAAGAAGATGAGTGGCTGGAAGTAGGAGCTTTTGTGTATCGAAACTTTGATGCGATATCAGGAGTTTCATTCTTACCTTATTCTGATCACATATATAAGCAAGCACCCTACCAAGATTGCTCTGAAAAAGAGTATAAATCTCTCCTAAAAAAGATGCCTACCTTAGACTGGACCAAACTTTCTGAATATGAAAAGGATGATTATACTACTTCTTCCCAAGAGCTTTCTTGCTCAGGGGGAGCATGTGAAATTCCTTAATAAATTCAGTAACTAATATGTAACCCTTTGTTTTAGTATATACAAAACCACCACTCTAGAAGAAAGGGTACATATTATTAGGAGATTAAATGATTGGAGCATATAATATTTCAGAAGATCTTATAGTTTGGCTCAATAATACCTTCCCTAATAACTTACCAAATGATAAAAAATGTACTGTAGAAGATATTAGATTTCTTCAAGGACAACAAGATGTTATTAATATTATTACTGCAACTTATAAGGAGAGTTTAGACGATGTGTATGATGTCAGCACCTCCTAGTGGAGTAAGTCCAGATAAACCTGAGATAGCACCATCTGGAAAAGGAATAACTGACTCTAATCCTTTGTTACAAACTAATAAAACTTCTAAAGTTAGATCAAGAAGAGTTAAAAAAAGTTTAAGAATTAATAAACCTTCCTAAAAATTTTGAAGAGGATATGTTAAAGCTTTTAAGTCAAAAAAATATAAAAGAAAATTGGGAAAAATATAAACCATACATTGAAAAAGCTTTTACTTCTTCCGAAGGATCAAATTTAATTACAAGCACAGAATCCATTGATATATATAAACTTATCTATGGAAGGTTGATGAATCCTTTTAATAAGGATACTCATTTATGGAGTGAGGATAAAGAAATTTATCTCTTATTAACAGAGATACAAGAGTGTGAATTTACAGGTAGAAAAACTATTATACTTAGTTCTTCTACTCGTATGAAAGATGTTGATGAAGAGACAAGATCAAAATGGTACTATGATTCTTACATGGTTATTTCAAAGTTTGCAAGAGAACATAAATGTGTAGGAATGTATTGTTATAGCGAATTAGATTATTTTGTTGAGATGGCAAAAAAGACTAAGAAATGGAGTAATGTTATAACACGCTACCAATTTTACTTTCCACTTTAAGAGGATGAATGTTAAAATTATTAAGTCAAGAAGATATAAAAAATAACTGGAGTAAATATAAAGTTATTTTAAAAGAAGCTTTTACTTCTTCTGAGGGTACACATATTATAACAGGAGAAGGATCAGAAGATATTTATAAAGTTATTTATAATAAATTGACTAATCCTTTCTCTCATGATATGCATCTTTGGAGTGAAGGAGAAGGA